CATCAACGCGGCCATCAACGCGAACACCGATCTACCCGTCACGTCGTCGGTCTCGACCAATGTGGTCACCGTCACCTTCCGTCATCGCGGCGACGTGGGCAACAGCCTCGACATGCGCCTGAACTACCAGGACGGCGAAGCCACGCCGGCCGGGGTTGCGGTGGCGATCGTGGCACTCGCGGGCGGCACGACGAACCCTACGCTGACGACGCTCATCACGGCGCTCGGCGACAACTGGTATCAGGTGTGGGCGCATCCCTATGTGGACGCGACGAGCCTGAGCGCGATCGAGGCGGAGCTCTCGTCTCGCTTCGGACCGATGCGCATGATCGACGGCGTCGCGATCACCTCCGCTGCCGGCACGCAGGGCACGTTGGGCACGCTGGGTGACAGCCGCAACAGCCAGCACTCCTGCATCGCCGCGCAGCCCGGCAAGAACCCGGTGACCCCACCGATGGAATACGCCGCGGCCGTTGCCGGCGTGGTGGCGCTGCACGCGGCGAACGACCCCGCGCGGCCCTTCCAGACTCTGGAGGTCAAGGGCGTGAAGGCGCCGGCGGAAGTCGACCGGTTCACGTTCACGGAGCGCAATCTCGAGCTCTTCGACGGCATCAGCTCCAGCAAGGTCGCGGCTGGCGGCGTCGTGCAGCTCGAGCGCCTGGTGACGACCTATCAGACCAGCAGCTCCGGCGCCGCGGACACGTCGTATCTCGACGTTACGACGATGCTGACGCTGCTCTACCTGCGGTACAGCTTCCGGACGCGGATCCTGACGAAGTTCCCCCGGCACAAGCTGGCGAACGACGGCACGCGCGTCGGCGCCGGCCAGGCCGTCATCACACCGCTACTCGGGAAAGCGGAAGCGATCGCGTGGTTCCGCGAGATGGAAGACCTCGGGCTCGTCGAGAACGGGGATCAGTTCAAGCAGGACGTCGTCGTGGAACGCAACGCGAGCGACCCGAACAGGCTCGACTTCGTGCTGCCGCCCGACATCATCAATCAGTTCATCGTCGGCGCCGCGCGCATCGACTTCCGGCTGTAGAGGAGCGAGGAGACCATGCCTGATCAGCGCCGCGCCGGCACCATCGAGTTCCAGATCGATGGCGAGATGATGGATGCCGTCGGCAACTTCACCTACAACCTCGGACGCCCGAAGCGCGAGGCCCTGGTCGGGGCCGACAAGGTCCATGGCTACAAGGAAATGCCGCAGCCGGCGTTCATCGAGGGCGAGATCCGCGATCGCCGCACCCTCGATCTGAAACGCATCATCGACATGGTCGACGCCACGGTCTACCTCCGCTTCGCACACGGCAAGGCGTTCGTGCTGCGAAACGCCTGGTTCGCCGGCGAGGGAACGGGCAACAGCGAGGAGGCGAATTTCCCGGTCCGGTTCGAAGGACTCAGCGGCGAGGAGGTGTAGGCGGGTGGAGCCGAAGACCTACACACTGAAGCATCCCGTCGACGTGGGGTCCCAGACCATCACGACGCTCACATTCAAGCGTCCTATCGGGGCCCATGTGCGTCGGTTTCCGTTTCAGAACCCGACCGCCGGCGACCTGCTGGATATCGGCGCCAAGATGTGCGAGCAGCCGCAAGTCGTGATGGACAAGCTCGATCTCGAAGACATCCTGGCCATCACGCAGTTGGTGGCGGATTTTTTGCCGGATGGCCTGCTGACTGGGCTCAAGCCCTAGCAGTCCTGGCCGCGACGTTCCACTTTCCGCCCGATCAGCTCTGGGCGATGGACCAAGAGGATCTCGCGTTCTGGCTGACGCAAGCGGAGTGGATCAATGCCCGCCGGTAAAAGCTATCCGCTCTCGCTCATTCTCACCGCGGTCGATCGCGTCACAGCGCCGCTGAACCGGATCACCGCGTCTCTGAATCGGGCCACGGCGCCGGTCCGGTCGGTGCAGCAATCGTTCGGCGCTTTCAAGACAGCCGCCGGCGTCGACAAGCTGCACGACGCGATGGGCGACGTCACGAGATCGATCACGGGCATCGGCTCGGCCGCCAGCGCATCGTTTGGCAAGGTGACGGTCCTCATCGGCGCCGCCACTGCCGGAGCGTACCTGTTCAAACGTCAGTTCATCGATACGGCCGCGGAGTTCGAGTCCATGCGCCTCCGTCTCGCTGCCGTAACGGGGGACGAGGCGCAGGGCAAGGAGGCTCTCGCATTCATCACGAACCTCTCGATGAAATCCCCATTCGCTATCGAGGCGATCACCGACGCGTTCGTGAAGCTGCGGATGAACGGGCTCGACCCGTCGGCCGGCAGCCTTCAGGCGATCGTGGATCAGGTCGCTAAGGTGGGTGGCAACACTGAACAGATGCAAGGGATCGCGACCGCGCTCACGCAGATTCTGGGAAAGGGCCGCGTGTCGGCTGAAGAAATGAATCAGCTCGGCGAACGCGGCATCAACGGATGGGAACTGCTCGCGCGGGCGATCAAGCGCACGCAGAAGCAGACGTTCAACACGGCGCAGCTCCGCAAGATGGCCGAGGAAGGACAGCTCGGTCGGAAGTCCGTGCTGTTGATGATCGAGCAGATGGGGAAGGAAAGTGCCGGGTCCGCAGCGACGATGTCGAAGTCGTGGAGCGGCATGGTCCAAGGCCTCCTCACACGCTGGCAGTTGTTCACCGACAAGGTCATGAACTCCGGACCGTTCGACGTCTTGAAGAAACGGTTGGCCGGCGTGCTCGAGCGTGTCGACCAGATGGCCAAGAGCGGCGAGCTCGACAAGATCGCCGAACGGTGGGGCGCGCGCCTCGTCGCACTCTTCACGTGGATCGAAGAACGCGGCGTGCCGATGGCCGTTTCCGCCTTTCAGACCATCAGCTCGTGGCTGCAGAAGGCGGCCGACGTCGCCGGCGGGTGGGAAAACCTCCTGAAGTTCGGTCTGGCGCTCTTTGTCGCGGCACCCATCATCGCGGCGATCGGCGGAGTCGTGGCTGCGCTCGGGTCGCTCGCGCTGGCCGTCGGCGCCACACCAGTCGGCTGGTTCCTCGTCGCGCTCATCGTGCTCGTGACTGAGCTCGCTCTCTGGGCAGTTGCGCTGATGTCGCAGTGGAAGAAAATCACCGCCTTCTACAGCGCTCTGTGGAGCGCCGTCACAGACATCTTCCGCGGGTTCTCCGAGTTCCTGCAAGGCGTCTTCACGCTCGACGTGCAACGAGCCATTGACGGTTTGAAGCAGTACTTCAAGGGGTTGTTCGACTTCGTTGCGCAGGGCTTCTCTGTCCTAAAGAACGTTCTCGGGTTCGTCGGCAATTCGTTCGGTGTCGGTGCCGCGGCTGGCCAGTTGATCCCAAGCGGCGCGCCGCTCGGCGCGGATCGAGCGGCCGCGGCGATCAATCCGCCTCACGAACTGCACGCCAATGTGAACTTCAGCAACATGCCGCCGGGCACCAGGGTGTCCACGCGGATCTCCGACCGGATGACGCTGGACCTCACCCGTGGCTACTCGATGGTGGACGCACGCTGATGCCTGGGCGCGACATCGGCTCGTTCCGCGGCGCATCGTTCGTCCTCAGTCTCGGCGAGCTCGCCGGCGGCCGCAAGGTCGTCGTTCACGACTATCCCTTTCGCAACCAGGCCTTCGCCGAGGACCTTGGGCTGCGCGGCCGTGTGCTCCGCGTCGAAGGCTACGTCGTCAGCGATCCGCGCGTTACCGACCGTGATGACTACGTTGCCGCTCGCGATGCGCTGCAGGACGCGCTCGAGCAGCCCGGGCCTGGCACGCTGGTGCACCCGTACTACGGCGCGAGGCTCGTCGTCGTCCCCCAATACAACATCCGGGAAACGATTGACGAGCTCCGGATCGCCCATTTTCAGATCGATTTTTTTGAAACCGCCGCGGACGCCTTCAGCCCCTCGATCGCGGCCGCGCCCGGCGCCCAGGTTGATGCGTCGGCCGACGCCACGCATGCGGCTTCCCAGACCAGCCTGACGAAGAAATATCGGCTGACGATCCCGTTGTCCGGTGCCCCGGGATTGCCTGGTGCTGGCTCCACGCGATCGCTACCGAATTTCAGCTTCAACAGCATCACCAGCCTCGTACAGAGCGCCAGTCGTTCGCTCCACAACGCACTCGCGCCATTGGCACGCACCGCGGCGCAAGCGGCCTCGCTCAAGCGCTCGATCGATTCGCTCGTGAGCGACGCCTCGAAGCTGGTTCGCGATCCGCTGTCCCTGGCGACGCGGCTGCTCGACCTGTTTCGAGACCTGACGTCATTCCCGCGCATTCCCAGCCTCGGCGTGCAGGCGTTCCTGCACGCCGCCGACTTCACGTCCGTCGACCCACCACCGCCGGCGTCGACCACGACCCGGCAGTACGAGCTGGTGAACTACATGGAGGTCGACGCGTTTCTCCGCCGCGGCTTTGTCACGGAGGCGGCACGCCAGCTGTCCATCGCGTCGCGCACGTCCGGCAGCTATGGC